CGCTTCGAGATACAGGTACTCCCCCGTCAGGAGATACATCAAGGAGAGGCATTCCCACTCCTGCTGGTACTCCAGCCCGGCGTTGCCCCCGCCCCAGTGGAAGGTGCCGGGCGGCGCGGCGATATCGCTGACTTGCCCACAGGCCCATCCGGCGAGGTTCGGGAGCTTGTGCAGGATGTCCACCGTCGCGAAGTGGGTGGTCGCTTCCCACGCGATGGCGAAATCGCCCCGGTCGTTCCGGCGGAGCCAGGCATAGATCGGATAACTGCCATACTCGTAGTCGTTGGGGCCGATGCCGCCGGAGGCGGCGTGGCAGCCGAAATAGCGATCATTCCAGAACTGCCGCTCGGTGGAGTTGGCCTGGAGTGTGCGGAATGAGGCGTCGCCAGGCTCGCTCAGCCCGGACCGCGCCGCCTCGTCATGCCAGACGTCGGCCCACTGGTTCATGCGGTCATCCACGTCGTCCCACTTCGACACGCTCCCGGGTTTGCCCCCGGCGAGGCCCAAGAAGCCGGGCGATCCGAGCAGATCCGGGCGCGAGGTGGTCTTCACCGGCATCCGCCCCCAGACGCGCGTATCATCCCAGTGGTTGGCGTCGGCCTGGCCGAGGAGGGTCGGCTGCTGCGCCCCGGCGGCGGTCTCGCTGGCGGTGGCCGCGTACACACCGTTGGTCTTCAGCTCGTGCTTGCCCGCGAGCGCCTGCACCATCTCCCGCATCTGCGTGGCGGTGAGGGTGCCCGGCACGAGGACCAGCCAGTCTTCGTGGTAGGCCCAGTGATGGCCCTTCCGGTTGTGGTACGTGTGCGGGAAGATGCTCATGTGGTGGAGATCGCCTTCGCTCGGGTTCAGCATCTCCCAGCGCAGGCGCCCCGTCGCGGGCGTATGGGAGAACCCCATGGGCTGGCGCTCACGCCACTGGAAGGGGATCTCCAGCAGCGTGACCGTGCCGTTGGAGACGGCGTAGAACGCTTCCAGCATGGTGATCGGCGTGCCGGTCGGCGTGAAGTCGCCCGTGCGCTGCAGGCTCATGCCGTAGGTGGACGACGTCGGCGCCTGCAACTGGCGCAGCGTCTTGGCCGTCGCGCTCGTCACCGACATGACCTTCGTGGCACCCGTCTCGTCGCGGGTGTGCGCCGTCATGGAGCCGGTGAACGTCGTGACGGTATCGACGCCGTAGCCCTGCACCGCGCAATCACTGGCCTCGCCGCCGTTCGCCAGCGGCTCCCCGCCGCCGGTGGACTTGAAGATGAACTGGCGCCGGATGGCGCCGGAGTTGCGGAAGAACTCCAAGTAGACATCCCACGTGGCCGCGCGCGGGGTCGGGACGGCGCTGGCGCTGCCCTGATGGTCCCGGTTCATGCCCTTGAACTCGCCGGTGGCGCCGACGCAGCGGATCGTGTCGATCTTGATCCGCACGCGCTGCGAGTTGGCGAACTCGATCGACGTGAAGTATTTGGTGGGGCGGGCAATCTCCAGCGGGTCGCCGCCGTTGCTGGCGCCATCGCCGCTGATGTCCAGGTTGGAGACGTAGTCGCCCGCCTGATTGTTGGCGGGGCCGGTGCCGGGGCTCGGGGGACTGCCCGCAATGCCCTGCATCCAGAGCCCGCCGCCATCCCCATTGATCGCGGCGAAGCCGGTGCTGTTCTCGCGTAGGAACTCGAGGACGGACATCGCGCCCCGCCGGGGCACGCGCGCGGTGATCGCGCCGGTGTTGATCTCGTAGTAGTCGGGGTTGCTCGTGCCGACGGTGATGCCGCCCGCCGTCGAGCCGCTGCCGCCGGAGGTCTGCAGCTGGTAGGTGCGCGTTTCGTTGGCGCCCACCGTGGGCAGGAAGTCCACCAGGCACACCGCGCCCCGATGGCCGGTGTTGCCGTAGTCGCCCCAGCGGGCGCCGCCCACGCAACCGCCACTGGCGTGCCCCAGCGGCAGCTCCGCCATGCGGAAGGCCACCTGTGTCAGCGGCTGGTTGGTGGACGTGTCGATGACCCGGAACTGATTGGTGTTGAGCTTCGCCTCGTCGGCGCGGAGCGGGATCGCAAACGGGAACCGAGGGGAGGCGAGCGCGCCGCCGGCGGCGCGGGTCACGCCGGCCGTTTCGCTGACGGTGAAGTCGATCGAGCCCGTGGCCATCAACTGACCCCGAGGAGCGTGAGGGCCTTCCGGGAAGGCGCGACGGCGGCCCCTGAGGCCATCGCCAGGTAGCCGTGCTCGCGCGCCGTGCTGTCGGCGGTGGTCCAATCGAGCGTAAAGCCGTCGCTATCCATCGTGTCCAGATCGGCCTCGGCGTCCACCGTGGGCGTGCCCGCCGTCAGGTGCCGGATGCACACGCTCTCGCTCGCGCTGCTGTCGGTGATGGACGGGTCGTTGTTGTCCTCGGCCATCGTGGCGACGCGCCGATTGGAGGCACTGAGGGCGACGCCGAGCCCGAGGCGCGGATCAACCGTGGTCGAGGTATTGACCACGCGGGACGCCGTGCCGAACAGGAGCATCTCCGGCATAAAGCCGACGCCCGTGACGGCTTGGGTGCCGGTCCCGCTCCGCTGCGTGAAGGTGCCGAGCTTCGCCTGGTAGGTGCCCGCCAGCGCAATGTACAGGACGCCCACCGCCGTCGCGTTCGCAGCCGCGACGATCCCCAGCGTGAAGCCGTCGCTGTTGAAGCTCGTGAAGTTCTGGTGTTTGTCCGCCGTGGTGCCCGTCGGGATGATCTGAAACAGGGGGACATCGGACCGCATGATGCCGTGCCCGCCGGGGGAGGTGGCGCCCGTTTGGGATTTGGCGCCGGCTGTCCATTCCTCCGACGTGGAGCGGGCCATGCCGAACGTCATGGCCGCCTGCGTGCTATTGCCCTCCACGCCGGCGTTGGTCACCGAGTTCTGCGCCGAGGCCAGGAGGAGCAGATTCGGCTGGAAGCTGAGGCTCGAGACGATGATTTGCGAGGCCGCCACGTCGTAGGTGCCCAGGGCCACGTTCGTGATGTCGCTGCCGCCGAGCACGAGGTAGAACACCCGCGAGGCGGTGGCGTCTGCCACGTCCACGTCCAGCGTGAAGCCGTCGCTGTCCCACGACACGAAATCGGCGTTGATGACCGTGGTGGTGGTGCCAATGGTCAACTCGCGGTAGCACGCATCCAGGTTCTGCGTGCGGTGGGTGAGCGCCGTGCCCTGGTTGTCTTGCCACTGCGTGCCGCAACACCAGCGCGACGTGCTCGACGCCGCGGCCCCGAGAAAGAGCTGCGCATCCGTATGATGCCCGAGGCCCGTCGCGTGCCGCCCACCCCAGAGGAGCAGGAGCTTGCCTTGGAAGCCGACACCGGTGACCGCGAAGGCGCTATCCGCCGAGGTCGGCGTCAGGAAGCTGCCGCTGGCGACGGAGAGGGCCATCTAGGCGTAGTCGAGGTTGACGACGATCTCATTGGCGGCGACCGCGCCCGTGTCCGAATCCGCGACCCCGGTCGTCAGGGCGAATGCGATGCCGGTAGCGAAGGCCCAGCCGTGCGGGACGCCGACCACGAACCCCGCGCCGGTCGTCTGCCCGGGGATCATCAGGGTCTTGACCGGCGTGTCGGTGCCCACGGTGGGGGCGCTCGCCTTGTTGTAGAACTTCAGGAAGCGCTCCTCCGCGTTGACGTTGAAGGCTTGGACCCCCACGACCTTGCCCGCGCTGGCCTTGACGCTGGTCGCGTTGGTGGAGGCGGCCGAGATGGTCTTGTGCAGGGTGGCCCCGCCGGTGGCCCGCAGTTGCAGGTCCACGTCCCCGATGAGGGCGGTCCCCGCGACGAGGGCGGGCACCGTGTCCACCGTGGTGTGGAGACTGCCACTGAGCGTTGCCCACAGGTCCACGACATCCCCGTCGGCACTCACCGCCGTCGGCGTGGCCGTGCTGCCGCGAGCGCCGCCGAGGACGGGGTTGTTCCCGCTGATCGCCGCATCGCGCGCTTGCAGGCCGATCACCGCGATGTCGTCGCCTTCGGATGCCTTGATGTTGTTCAGGTTGACCACGCCCAGACCGTTGAGCGTGTCGTCCACCATGCTGTCGCCGTTGGGCGTGATGAAGCCGACGGGGCGCACCACGAAACCGGGATCGTTGCCCGCCGCGGCGGTCGTCTTCACGCGCACGCCGAGCATGTTGGTGCCGTCGCTGCCGCCGATGGCGGTGCCCGTGGCCGGGAAGGCCGCGCCGAAGCTGGACGCGGTGCCGCCGGTGCCGCCCCCCGCGAGGATGTTCACGTCGATGGCGGTGTGGTCGGCGTCGATGCTGGTGGCGGTGATGCTGGCCGCCGCCGTGGACCCCTTGGCCGCGCCGCGGGCGATGGCCACCTGCGTGCCGTCCGTGAACAGCGCGGGGACGGTGACGATGTCAACGTTCCCGATGTTCTGGTCCCCCGCAGGAATTTCGACGTCTAGGCGCGTCCGAACCGTGTTTGTCGCGGCATCTACCAGCGGATCGCCCGAGGTGTCAGCCAGAACGACCTTTTGGGCGTGCAGTCCAGCGCTGATTTCGTGCGTGGCAACGATCGTGGTCTGCGTTTGGTTCGTGACTTCTGTGGCAACAGTGACGTTGTTAGCCATTCACGGGTACCTTTTCGCGTCTTTCCTGCAATTTCTCCAGCCACGCCCGGGTCATTCCATGCCCGAGGCCCTTGAGAAGGATGTCCAAGCCGCGCCCAGCGCACACCGTGCACAGGTCGAGGCGCTTTTTGATGACCGTTTCCTGCTCTTCACCCGCCTCGTTCTTGCTTGTCCGGCTGTCAAGCTCAAGAACCAGACTGAAAGGCGCCTGGAGGGCGTCACAAACATCGCAAGCGACCGCCTGTTTCAGTGCCAAATGACGATCCTCCTGCGAATTGTCATGATGATTGCCGAAGGACCGCCGGGTGCTGCAGGCTCTCCAAGGCTCCCCGCACGCAGAAGTAGGAGCATATCAGGCGTACATGATCGTCACGTCTGGCGCTGAGCCGGTCGCCAAGACGGCTGTGAGGCCATTGTTGAAGGGCACATCGTAGGCAAGGCTGCCAATGCCTGCGGTTGTGTCGATCGTGGCGATCTTGTCGCCGCTTCCAGCAGTGTTGTCGTACAGGGTGAGCGTGTTGCTTGAGGCTCCTGCTCTGTTGAGGGTCACAACACCCAGGATGCCCTTGCCGGACTTGATTACCGTCGTGCCGTTGCTGGTGAGGTTCCTGTACGCCAGGATGGGCAACCGCTCCCTGAGTGCCATTATTTCTCCTTCGTCAGCACGAAGGGAAAGGTGCCCCTCGGCTTGTCGACATCACCAGTATGGCCCAGTTTGCTGAGAATGTACTGCATGTTGAAGGGATCCTTGTCGGGGTCGTACGACACCATGTCCGAAGGCGCTGCACCTGCGGTCCACATGTGGGGCACGTACGCCAAGGCGTCCACGACATCGTCATGCGAGCCGAAGGGGAACTTCAAGAGCTGATCGATCAAGGCGCGCTGTCCCTTGCGAATCCACACCTTGCGGCGCGCGAAGAGAGGCTGCAGACTGGCTCGCACACGCATTTCCTTGCTGATGTGCGTGTTGGGCTTCAGCTCCTGACAGTAGAACCACTTCTTCCGCTCGTTCATCGCGCGGTCGATGTTCACCTTCATCTGGTTGAGACTGACGATCTCGATACCGACCGCACCGGGCTCATGCACCCACACCAGTTCGAAGAGGCGATCGATGACAGCATCTGGACTGATCCTGTGCTGCTCCGCATACTCCACATACATGTTGTACTCGTGATCGACGTAGACCACCACAACACCTGTGTAGTCTCCTTGCCGTTTCTGGCTGAGAGCAGGGTCGACGACGATGAAGCGGGAGCAACGCTTGTACAGGTTTGCCAAGCTCTCTGGTCCGTCGAGGTCTTCTATGTACTGCAGCCATTCCTGGCGGATGATGGTGCGTGCGGGATCCACAGGCTCGTTCATGTACTGGCAGGAGAAGATGTACGGCCCTTGCCTGTCTTGGATCTCCTGTATGGTCTCGAGGCTGAACTCCTCGGGGAAGATGGGCTGGCCCTTCTCGATGACGCTGCGCTTGAGAGTCTTGAAGGACGGCTCGTGGTCCATGATGTGGCTGTACACGTCGTAGAAGGCCCAACGAGTGCCTGTCACGCACTCTCTGTCCTTGGCTGGGCTGATCAGGAGACTGGTACTGTACTTGTGCCAGTCGATGACCTTCTGCATCTGCTCCTGGCTGATGATATGGTCCTCGTTCACCAGGTCGTCCTTGATGATGCACGCAAAATGTAGGCCCACCGCGGTTCCACCAACGCCGATGCACCCAATGCTGGGTTCCTTAACGTCGTTGGTGCGGGGGAAGACGAGCTCGGTTTCCGTCCACTTATCTGACGAACGAGGAACCAGCTCAGGAAACACCCAGCGGAGAAGAGCGTTGCTCTCAGCATGGTTCTTGATGATGCGAAGGAACTTCTGTGCATTCGCGAAAACGGCGTTCGAGAGCAGGCAGGTGTCATTCTGGTCGTTGATCCTTCGCCAGATTGGGTAGCCCTCCGATCCGATCGTCGTCTTGTAATGGCCTCGGGGCTCCAGGAGAAGGGTCTTCGGTCCCTGGGTCTGGATGAAGTCCGCCATCTCCTTGTGGATCGGGGTCGTCAACTTCGTCCGGCCCAGGAGAGCCTTCGTCAGGAAGTACAAGCTCTGCTTCGAGGATTCCCGCAACCACTGGCGGAGAGCCTCCTGCTCCGACTTCTCGAGCGGCGCGAGCGAAGACCTCAAGTGTTCCTCGTTCGATCCTGACGACATGGACGTTCTCTATCTCCTGTTTGGGCTTGAAGCCAGCCCTGTCGAGGATGTCCTGGTTTGCACTGAGAGCCACCCTGAGGTTGGCTTGCTGGTCGGCCAGGCGCTCGATCCGCTCTCCTGCCTTCTCCGAGCGGGCCATGAACTGCGCACGCACTTCTTGCATGGCTTGCTCGACGAACCTGTCCCACGCCGCTTGGAAGGCCGGCTCCCGCTCAAGCTGCCAGATACGCGTGCTGTCGACGCCAAGGGCTTCGGCCTTCTGCGTGCGCGAGAGCCCACGGCTCTTCATGTCCAGCAGCTGGAGCAGCACTTCGTCTTTCATCTTACGGCCATTGTACTTCGAAGTACGATGTTTTTCAACATTTCATCAGGGATTCGCAGAGTAGAGGGCGTGTCCCAAATCTCAAAAGTTGGCCGAAAAATGGGAGGGCCTTCCGGCGGGCCTAACCGCTAAAGAGGGGTGGGGCATGGGGTCCTACACCTCCGAGGCGAACATGCGGTCCTTGCGGACCGCGAAGGAGGCCAACATGGCCTTGACTCAGTCCGAGCAGCGCGATCTGCAGTCCTACATGCAGCACCAGCAGTACATGAAGACCTACAACCAGAGGCCCGAGGTGCGCGAGAAGCGTCGCGCGTACAACAAGGCCCGCAACGCGCGCCTGAAGGAGGTCGCGCAGAAGGCCCGCGAGGAGGGCGTGCTCCCGCGGTAGGAGAACACCACAATGTGGGGCGCGCATACAACACCACGCGCAGAAGGAGGGCAAGACATGCCGAGAGAAGAGGAAGAGGCGTTCTTCGTCGTCGTGTGTGAGGACTGCAACGCGATGTTGGTATGGAAGGCAGGCGAAGCGGAGGCGCGCGCAACGATGGACAGTCACTTTGAGGAGTACCGACACACAGTACACCTCCTAGTGAGCTACGAGACGCGCATGACCATCCCGCTGGAGTAGCAAGCCAGCCGCCGAGCGTAGGCGGCGAGTAGGCCCTACGCACAGCAGGACAAGACCGGCGGTGAGTCGGCCGCCCAGGGGTAACCGGAGGTCTGCCTACAAATGAGAGGAGCGAACATGTGTGACCTCAATGCGTTGGACAAGGAGCTCATCCATCGAGGCCTGGCGATCTACTACGACACGGTCCAACTCGCGTGGCAACACCACGAGATGGAGTGGACCGCCGTCGAGATGACCAAGAGAGAGGTCAACGCCGTCCTCGAGAAGCTAGGACTGGAACAGCTGTAGACACTTGACTTGATGACATCAACTCCCCTTGCCCCCGAGCCATAGATAAGAGTATATAGGGGGGGGGGAGAGAGAGAGAGAGAGAGAGAGA